AAGCTACATCTACGGCGGCAGGATTTAGATCGTTAGCATCTCGATAGATTTCGGTAACGGCATATACGTAGCCTTTATCGTGATCTATTTTTAACTCCCTAATATTAAATCTATTCATAGGGTAATTGTCATGGACTCTTTTTATTCTTGAGGCCGCACCTTCGTAATCGTTTAAGTTAAACACGTTCGGCCGCCTTTACTGCTTCTGCGTAAGCCTTTTCTGCAGCTCTACCAGCGATCAGTTTTCGACCGACTTCCATCTGCTCATTTAACGGCCAGACTGATCCATCTGGCATAGTAGAGATTTCTGCTCGGTGCGCTTCGCAGTAGGCTCTTTCGTTAAATTTACCTTGATGCGTTTCAGAAGTGCAAACTACTACAGCCTGCGTTTTAGCTTTAGGGTGCCAGTCATCTTTTACCCTGCCCCATTGGGCCTTACAGTAATCGCAGTACCTACCAGCCGGCGCTCTAGTTATCACTGGACACCTTGCGCCACTTAGAAGCCAATAAATGCGCTTCGCGCTTTCCATCTTTATAACCTATTGAGTAGAAATAACTACCTATACAAACTGCCAGCATTAGATAGGTAGCGTAATCGATATATTTCATATTAGCCCTTAACTACCGGTAACCCGACGTTACCGATAATAGAAGGGTAAAGGCTTGTACTGACAATAGGCAAGGACCGACACGCAGTAAGCCTATTTACCGCCTAAAATCTCATAGATGGAATCTACTCTCGCGCTCAACACTCTAATTTCGTCGCGGAGCGACTTTCCACTATTAGGAAGAAGCTCTACCATGATCGATTTAGTGACTACTTTAATAACTGAGTAGATAGCACCCAATAAACCTAGAATACAGCCTATTAAGGCGATCCACTCAGTTAGCATCATTTACTTACTACGACCGAATTCAGTAGCAGAAGGATCTAGCCACTTTAATACAGGCCCGATAAATCCGGCTATAGCTGCGTAACCTAGCTCTTTAGGAGCGGTCACACCAGCCATATATAAAGCACCGGTAGAAGCTAAAGAAGCTCTTACCCATGATAAAAACATCTGTTTATATTTCATGTTTTTAGTCCTAACTTGATTATTAACGCTGCCGCTTTGACAGGCGTTAAATCTATTTCGTAATGTTGCTCATCTTTCCTATTTACGTAGTTACCGCCCCATTTCAAACCATACTTTTTACATAGAGCCTGTATTAATACTATCTGCATAGGGTTAAAAGTGCCGGCATGTCCTAAAGGGTGGCGCGTAGCGTTTATATCAATGGCAGACCCAGAGCTATGATTACTTAGTCTGTCAGCGCTACCCCTTATATTTCTAAAACACCAGCCCCAGTCGTCGAGAGTACCTTCATCTATTGGCTCTACATGGGCGTGGAATTCTGCAGCGAAAGTAACTAATAAAGGCGCTGCGCCTTCTGAACATCTAAGTTTTATTTTAGTGCCGGGAACCTTATAGCTTTTAATCCCTATCTCTTCGGGATCTTGGCTAGCCTGCCAGCCGTTAGAGGATAGGATCATGCGCAGGATTATCGCAATTCCATAAGCATACTTCGTTTAAAACAGCCTCATCATGGCATTTAAGCGGTATAAAACCATCTCTCACCTCATCATAGGTATAACCAATACCACTATAATTAAATCTATAATTATTATTGTAACTGGTGCGTTTGCATACTTTACCTTTATAATTACCATACCAAGTTTCAGTATCTAAACCTTCGATAGTTTGTGTTTCATCAATACCTGTTATAACTTCGGTAACGATATTATTGTCATCTAAAAAAGCGTAGTGTGCCATTATACCCAACTCACATTTCCAGCACCGGCGGTAATTGTAGTTCTCTTATAGCCACCGCTTGCACCGCTTGTTGTACCTGTTAAACCTGCACCGATAGTAATTGTGTTTGTGTCAGAGTATCTAAGTATGACAACGCCTGAACCACCAGCACCAGATGAGTAACCGCTATTTCTAGGGCCACCACCGCCACCGCCAGTATTAACGCTTCCAGAAGTAGCACTTGCAGCCGTTCCTGCACCTGCGCCACCACCGCCAGTACCACCTGCACCTGCGCCACCACCTGAGTTACTGCAACCACCACCACCGCCACCATAAGTTACTGATGATCCAGTTATTGATGTTGCAACACCATTACCACCATTTCCACCTGCAGCACCGGCTGAGGCTGCGCCTACCTGACCTGCACCACCACCGCCACCACCTAATAAACTTCCAGAGTTACCACCTGCATAACCTTGATTAGCAGTACCACTAGCACCATTATTACCATTTCCACCACCACCGCCACTACCACCAGTTAAACCGCCGTTTGCTGCGCCACCGCCACCGCCCGAACTACTGGTAATTGTGCTAAAAGATGAGTCAGTACCATTAACACCGCGAGCAGAAGATTGAGCCGCACCACCGCCACCGATACTTATTGCATAGTTTGTAGAAAGATTTAAAGTTAATGCGCTTTCTAAAGTTCCACCGCCACCAGTTGCAGTAACAGTACAACGCAAACCACCTGCGCCACCGCCACCGCCAACATCTCCGCCGCCTGATCCGCCACCAGCTACCACTAAATAATCTACTGTAAGAGTAGTAGCCACCGGTGTCGGTACGCCTAATTGACTTGCAATAATATTTAACATTTATGCAATAGCCCCAACAATATACCAATTATTTGCTGAAATTTTCAAACATGCTGCGGATTTATATTGTGCAATAGTAGGCGCAGCCGGAGTACCACCGGCACTTAAAACAGTTGTAGTGCCTGACGAAGTTGCACTAATTGTGCAAGTGCCTACACCAATATTTAATACTGTAATAACTGTGCCTGTTGGAAATGCGTAAGTAGCATCTGTTGGTATCTTAAATGCTATCGCTGTTGCTTTATTCATAGGTATTAACTGTTGGTACTCATCACCAGATGCAGCTGTGTAATCTGCTGTCTTAGCGGTCTGTACTGTAAAGGCTGGTAAGCCGTTAAAGATTGTTGCGGTGAGTACGTCACCGGTTACTGCTGGGAATGTTGCCATTTAGATCTCCTTAGTAAGATAGTACGCTGGTGTCAAATATCCCATATAGGGATGATCCTACTATAAAGCCATCAATAATCGGCTCTAATGTAGTAAAGGTGGTTTTCCATGAATTCACAGTTATTGAGTGTTGAACGCCAAATACCTGCAAAGTTTTAGTAAGTGTTGATGTGCCAACAGCTGCTGGCTGGGTAGTTGTAATAGTTACTGGATCAAAGAAGTCTAGGTCTAGGGCTGCAACAGTACCGGCTGTGTAATTAGCAGTATAAAGATCAAGGGTAATAGCATCACATCTAACTGTGGTCTCAGCTCGTGAGGCAACATAGGCACGTGCATAATTAAGGGCAGTAGCAGTATCTTCCATAAGTAAATCGCTTTGTGTATAGCCATGAGTAAAGTATTTAGCCACGCTAGCCGCATTAACGGCTGTCTGAGTAGCAAGGCCAGTAGCAGTTATAAATGCCTTGTTATACACCTGCGCATCATTAAGCAACCACATAGCATTAAAGTATGAAATACCTGTGCCATTATCGTTAAAGACTACAGCTGTGCCATTTACAGATTTAGTAGCGGTTAGGCGATCCTTAAAAACGGCGTTGCCCAAAGCATCCATATAAAATGCACCATACTCGGTAGTAGTAACTGTTTGGCATGCGTTTAATACTGTCCTAGCACTACCTGGATCTGCTTGAAGACTAGTTTGCCCAACATCAATCGACCTTTGGGATGCTGGCCATGATACTTGATCCAATAGATTTGTAATTCTAGCTCCTGATAATTGACCAGCAGATGTGCCGTTTACAGTTGTTACTTGTGCGTTAAACAACAATCGCAAACCATCCACAGCTGTGATAGTTGTGTAAGTTACTTCGCCTACATTCTTAGGAGTATATGTGTTATACGCTGTTATGTAACCAGCAAATAAAGGATATGTAGTGCTGCCATAAGTTGCAGTTATAGCAACTTTACGCATTGGACTAAGTAAACCATAATAAGGAGAAGTTGTATTTTGTGGGTTAAAGTCACCATTTAGATCAACAATACGCATTGTAAGTGTACCGGTATTAAACTGATCTGCTAAAGCATTACGACCACGACTAATTTGAATACTATCTACTTGATCTGATACATCTACAATTACACCAGCACTATCGGCAAATACGTTAGTACCAAATACACCTGATCCAATAATCATGGCCTGAGCAAATGCTGGCCCGGTGCTAAAGTTAATTACTGCATTAATTACTGGTACTGCCACTATAAACCACCACCAGCATAATTTTGTGCTAGTCCATTCTTTTGATTTATTAAGAATGAGTTATACACTAACTGGCCAAACTCACCAGCGTTAGGGGCTAAAGTTAAAACTACTTCTGTATAATTTGATCCTTGATTATCAGATGGTTGATTAAACAAACTGTTATCATTATTAGGAATGTTAGTTGTTCCCACATTAGTTGGCCCCATGTTAGTTGGCCCATATGAACTTACTGGATTGTATTGCGCTAAACGTGCAATAGTTTCTCTAAATGCTCTTTCCAAAACATCAGCACTTTTAGCCATATCGTCAGCCAATTTTTTGGCAGCCTCTGCCGCGTTCAATTCAGCCAGATACTTCTTAGCCAAAGCCTCGTTATTATCTAGGATTGCTAATTGAGATTTAAGACGTAGTTTAGTCTCATCATCGGTAGCAGCGTTAAGAGCTGCCATTAGTCCTATGCGCTCTACATCAAACTTATCTCGTAATTCATCTACGGCGGTTTTTTTCTTTAATAGGGCATTCTCCTGTGTGCGTAGGGCAATAGACTCTTTAATCTTTTTCTTTTCTTGTATCTTTGCTAATTCAGTACCAGCACCTGCGCCTAGACTATAAGTAAAATTAACGCTTTGTTTTTTAATCCCTGCTAATCCTGCTACAAAGCCAAAGACGGCTTTATCTAATCCTGCCAATTTTGTGGCAATACCGCTTAATAAATCATCAAAACCTTTTAATGAGTCATCTTTGCTAAATGCACTTAAAGAGTCTAATAAATCTTTACCTATGATCTCACTAGCATTGGCAGCAGCTACTTTTAATTGATCCATCTTACCTGCGTAAGTGCTTAACCTAGCTGTGGCTTGTCCTGCAAACTTGGCATCTAACTCATCTAAAATTTTATTCATGTCGCCAGTTGCTAATGTGGCTTTACTTAATCCTGCGCCTAATCTAGTTAAGGCTGTGGTCTGCCCTGAAAATCCTTTGGCAACTGCAGCGCTAACTTCCTCAACAGATTTCCCAGTTGCAGCCGATACGTTTAATACTGTGTTTAAAGCCTTCTGACTTTTAGTGATCGATCCACTAGCTGTAAGCAAGGTCTGGAAGGCCGGGCGTAAATTATCATCTAATACCCCATACATTTTTTGAAGGTTGGCGATGTAGTATTCAACATCTGGTGCTGAGAATGCGTAGCCTGTATTCTTTAACTGCATCTCTAAAGACTTAGCAGCAGCCTCATCCTTCATAAATGCTTGTACTGTTTTCTTACCAAAGTTAACTAAGGCGGCAGCGCCAAATCCAATCCCAAAGGCTCTGGCTAAACTTTTAACGCTTTTTTCAAAGGATTTGATTTGCTTCTGACCTTTGGTAAGAGCCTTGCCATTAAATTCAGATACAACATTAACGAATACGTTTTCTTTTTGAGCCATTATGGTTTAGCCCTTCTGTTAAACTCTGTGATTGCTGTGTTGATTGATTTGATTACGGCAGGTATAACCTTGCCATTTTGTTTAGCCCATGCACGATAAATCAATCGACCTCTTTGTTTATCTGATCCTACTAATTCACCACCCATAGAGTTAATAAACCTTAAACCTGCCTGTGGGTTATCTGAGTGAGAATATCTTTTACCACCCTTACCTTTAGCACCTGACCAAGGTTGCCCAGCAGGATTTTTGCGCCCGGCGGTTTCATATATTGCGCCAGCAGCTGTGGTATTTACAATTCTATAAGATGAGTGAAAGCCGTTATCATTGGCGCGAGTACGACCTCTGCGATATACAATTCCCGCTTTTATTTTTGCGGGATTGTAGGCACGATCAGTTTGCGCCCAGAACCCAGTTTGATTTGTCCACCCAGATAAAACATTAAATGGTACATAACGCCGGGCTTCGTCACGAACAGGAAGCATAACTGCGCTTATTTCTTTATTCATTGTTTTAAATAGATCAGGAGTAAATTGACGCATAGCCTTTTGAGTGTTAGCGAGACCTTTTAACTCTACTGGCATTCTTGATCTCCTTAGCTCTATCAGATAGCACCTGCACGATTGCTCGTAGCATCTCACTATCCATATCTATAAACTCACTAGGCGCGATCCCGGTTTCTACCGAAAGGCTGGCGATCGTGTATAAAAATGAGTCACGCCTAATTAGTTTTTTTCGTCATCCAATACTTCAACGGTATCTAGAGTCTCTATAAACTCTAAGCCAAAGGTAGGTACCACCACGTTGGCCCGGCGTAAGCACTCGTGCGCCAAGTAATAAATCTCGGTCTGCCTTTCGTGATCACGTAAGACTTTGCTAATACCTGCTTGATATTTAATTTCAAAAGCGTACTCAACACCCGGCGTAATTCGATGCTCTGATACTTCGCCGTTAGCCCTTGTTATCTTTAGCTTTGCCATTAGATCTCCTTATGCAGTAGCAACAGTAATAATGCTGTTGCAGGTAAGTGTAAGGGATTGAGATGAGATATCACCAACGGCGCCATTAACTTGATTAAGATTGTTAATAAGTACTGTGGTGGTATAGGAAGGGTTGGTAGCGGATACGGCAGCAGATGTTTGCTTTACTACTAATGCAACAGTAGTACCGTAAGCAGCTTTTAAAGTCTGATTTACAGATGCACTAGCTGTGTCATTTAAGAAGTCCAGAGTTACAGTAGATGCTTCCAGTCCTTTTGTAAATTTGTGAGATGAGTCACCCATTGCAGTGACTTCCAATTCATCGAATGATTGATTGATTGTTATTGCGGTCACGTGATCTGATAAATCAACGCTATTCAATAAACAAGAAACTCCATTATTTAAATATACGGCCATGATTACTCCTTGTCTTTCTCTTTAGTAGGTGCGGTTGATGGTGCCTTGTCTATTTGGCCTATCTTGATTAAGAAGGCTATTTCTTCAGGTGTCATTGTTTAACTCCAGCTCGTTAGGATTGAAACGGTGATCTCGCTTGTTAATAGATCTCCACTTGCCACACTTGCGATAGCTGGAGCGGACACGCTAGTAACGCTAATTGATAGGCTTGATGAGGCCAGTTTATTAAACACAGCAACAATCATGGTTTCAATGTTTGATAAATCAGATTGATTATTTAATGATGGTACTGCCATTAATATTTTAAAGTTAGCGGTTGGGGCTACTGTTGAATAGTCATTATTAGACGGTACTAAATAAGGATCTGATGGTGTGATTACCACGCTGTTTGGAATTAAGGTAGCGGGTGGGAATGAAAATATATTCCATACGCCGGTGTTTGTAAGATCGGTTGCTAGCGTTGATCTAAGTGTAGTTATTGCAGCAGTCATTAACCGACCATTGTGTTAGGGCTAGAGTAAGGCGCTATGAGGCCTCTTACTCTGTTGATAAGCTGGTAGCCCATGGCATAGCGGTTGGGGCTCATGCCATCCATACCGTTGCCTCCGTTCTGAGAAACCTGTCTGGCTTGGAAAATATCAACGGCAACTATCATCGCTGCTTGTGCAATGGCTGGCACTAAATTGTACGCGGCTGTTTTATAACCCGGGCCAGTAGCTGCGCCAAATGGCAAAATGCGGTGAAATGGATCATCACTTGCGGTCTTAGCAAATTGAATAACTTGATAACCATTAGGGTATGAGCTGAATGCATAAGCACTCCAGAATGCAGTTGTCATGGATGTCGGTACGGTACTGCCGGGATATGAACCTGTAAGAGTAAATGTGCCATTGTAGGTTGCGCCACAGGCGGTTAAAGTCACGCTCTGCCCGGTCACAAATATGCCGGGATTGGCAAGCACAACGGTGGCAACGTTATTACTAAGGCTTGCACCGGCTACTGGTGCTGTGTTAAACCATAAATAAGAGTTAAGTAAATCCTCAGATGTTTGACATATGCTTTCTAAATCGGCATCGGAGTAGAGGGTGCCAATTCCGAGATTGGATCTCAACTGAGCAACAGTCACATAACTTGCAGTCATCTCTACTCCTTTGCTAATAGCTCCTTAGGGCTAGGGCTACTAAACCCTAAGGATTACTGAATTGATCTAACTTATCAGGTTAGGTTGTAGCGTTGTAGACCACCGGAGATCAGGGTCTTAGTTGCGAAGTATCCATATAGAAGCACTGAAATCTCACCAGTTGCCACTACGTTAACTGAAAGGGTTAACTTAGGTGACTCGTAGATGCAGATTGCAGATGGTGTAACTATGAATGCGGAGTCATCAATTGATGTTGACACCATGTATGGATCAACATATAGATCCAAGCCCATTACTGAACCGCGTAATGAAGTTGGTGCAGATTGACCTGATGCGTTCATTGGCTGAGAGGCCGTAAATATTGGTCGCCCGGTTGTATCTAAAGCGCCGATCAAAGCGCTCCAAACCGAAGTACCTGCTATGAAAGCGTTAGCAAGTTGTCCGGTTGCTGCAAATACAGCTGGGGCAGCTTGTGCTACATATGCTTGATATCCTGCGATTGTTGCAGCCTGTGTTGATGATTGTGTACCCCCTGAAACAATCTCGGCAATTACAGCACTATCACTTGCCTTTGCATAAGCGCGTAAGCAATTCTCGTACATTGCTGCATAGAATGATGGGTCAGAGCGATCAAGTAGCTCGGTACTCATAATCTGGGTGCCGGCTAGTTTAACCACAGTGGCGTTTACATAACTTGAAACGATCTGTGTGGCTGCAGTAGATCCACCCTCTGCAACTGTTGAAATTGTCGCATTAGTTGTAATCTTAGGATGAGAAATTGTCATTCCTGATGGACTTAACGCACGTGCGCCACCTAGTGCATCAATAGTTGGTCGTACCATAAGTGAGGTATCGATAACTGTTGGTGAGTACTGGACTGGAGAAAATGCTGGGTTAGTTGTGAAGCTATCATTGGCTGCTTCAATCTTTAGGTTAGCGGCATCTGCTGCTTTTACCCATAGACCTGATTCATGGTTACCCATTGTGGCTTTAACAGTGTGTTCTAAGTATTGAGCTTGTGTTTTAATTGGTGAGCGTGGCTCTGTATAAAATGCAGCACTTATTGTAGGGCGTGCGGCTTCTACTGGAGCAACCTCTGCCGGTGTTACAGTTGGCTCTGGAGTTGTATCCAAGATAGCCTCACTTTCCGTAGTAGGTGTTGTTGCATCCGCTTCGCCTTCGCTAGCGGCAACGTTAGTTACATTCGCATTAGCGAACGCTGGTGTTTCGACAAGGCTGACTTCTTTTAAAGTAGCTGCCGTGACTAATAAATAATCTTTCTTTTGATCCGATGCAGTTACTTCAACGCCAACTGATAGGCCGTCAATTAACTGTTCGCCGGCAAGGATAAGGGCATCAGAACCTTGCATACTTGCACTAATCTTAAAGCTGGCGTAAATGCCATCCTCGGCCTTATTAAACTTCTGCATGCGACCAATTGGCTTATCTGTTTTATGCTGCATTAGCATTTTAATTTTGCCGGGATCGCCAATCGCAATTGAGTCTTTAGCAAATACGACTGCGCCTACTGAAGTATTGCCCACCTCGTTATACGGCACAATTTTGCCAGCTATAACTCTGCGTTCGGTATCTGAACTTTCAATTGAACTACTGAAGGTTAGTAACATTACCACTCTCATTTCCATATGGGGTTAGATCTTCCATGCCCTTAGCTTGCTCTACATCGATTAAGCCAAGTTGTAACATTTTCTCTATTGCATCTAGTCTTTGCATTGTATCGGCGCGTAAGAATGACTCCTCTACCGCAAATCTAACTTCATTGCCTCTTGCTGTAATATCATCCATACTAAGTCTGGTTTCAATTGCGCAAATAAATGGTTGTAGTGAATATGCGACAAACTCTTTGCGCCCATCAATGATGTTTTGATATGTCATACTGTTATTCATGTCGGCGCTAATCATGTAGGCCGGAACGTTCATTGCTCTCGCAATTTGAGTACATAAGTACTGGGAAGCCTCGTTGTACATCATGTCTTTAGGGCTATATCCGACAGTTTCATAAGATAATGTGCTAGTAAGATAAGCAGTTGATCTAGCAGCTCTACTTGCCTTCCATGTTGCTAATAATCCTTGCACGTGATCTTCTGGAAGGTCCGCACCGGTATTCTTGAGGTATCCAGTAGCCATTGGAGTTTGTGCTGCTACTGCTGATGCTCTTTCAATATCTAATGCGGATTGGATTGTTCGACCTGCAGTTTGTAATACACCTTGATTTAATCCTTGGAAGGTAATTAAAGATCCAACGCCTGACATTGGTAACTTAGTGCCATCTAAATTGTAATAAAGTATCTCAGTGTTTCTATTGTTAAATATTGGAGTAACGCGGTTATTATCTACCCATTCAAATCTTGCCGGGCGTAAATCATCGGCATAGACCTCTGTAATTAACCAGTAACTGACTCCATAGAATATAAGGCTATCAATCGTGGCAGATAAAGTAACGGCTCTAGGTTGACGGATATCAGGTTGTTCTAACCAAACTGGTGATCCTAATTCCTCGCCAGTTTTTTTATTGTAAAGCTCAAGAGGCATGTAACTAATTACATCAGCTATTAAATTACGGCATCTGGCAACCGCAGGTACTTGCATGGCAAGGGATCGATCTATTGGTGCGTAACCGTAACCCGATCCGATACTTCCCGGGCCGTAACCAAAACTCTGCATAACTGCTGGGGCGTATTGCGCTTTAACGGATCTGTTATTAGATGTAATTCCCAAAGCAGACAATATACCCATATGGTCATAATATACCATAAAACGGACATATGGTGCAAATCAGGCAAATATTGCTGCGGTGCGTTGTGGCTTTGTTAATTGACTTACAACCATCGCAAGTGAAATAGCGCCTGTGACATCGCCAGCGCTGCGCCTACGGATAATTCTCCAGCCAGCATCGTTTGTCTTAGCTGCACAGTTATTTAAGTGCTGTACTAGATCCTCCTGACCGGAATGAACCACTCTGTTATTTGCCAAAGCATCAGATAGGTCGCTGCATGCCTGATAAAAAGCCTGACCGGATACATCTTCAATCTTCCATCCACTTTGCTCTAACTTTGTGGCTAATGTTTGTGTTGCATACTTATCAAAGCAGATAATTGTAGGCCTATACTTACGCGCCCACTCATTTATATCACTAGCCATCTTAACTTCATCAATCGCTACTTCACTAGACCATAATTGCATCAGCCCAACCGCTATCTTGCCATCTTTGATCTGGCCAGCTACTAACGCACCGGATCTGCGAGTAGGGGCAATATCAAATGCCATAATAGTTGCCGGGCCAACAGGTATCTCTAGCGTTGAGTCGCTACATGCCTCGATTGAACCATATACCCATGGGCTGACGGCAGAATCTATCCATTGGCAAAGCATCTCGGTACGTGTGGCCTCTACGCTATTAGTATTTACCGACTCTTCTAGCGTTTGCTCTGTAATCAAGTGTCCAAGCGCTGGATTGGCAAATGTCCAGGCACTGCGATCGTGTATCTTACAATGCTGCGGAGCCGAGTACTCGTAATACCCTAAGTTAGCAGGTGGGTACGACATACAGCGCTCTCTTAGATCGTTAAGTACGCTACTGAAGCCATCGCCGGCATTACTTGTCATTAAGGTCATTGCGTTAGGCCGGGCTCTAGTTACAGGAAGGGCAGCGGTAAAGGCTTCCTCTGACCACTCTCTAAGTTCATCAAGATATAAGAAGTCGGCGGTCTTACCACGTGGCGCATCTCGGGTAGCTGCCGAGATCTCATACCTTGCCCCGTTTAATAGTGTAATAGACTCCTGCCCATTGGCAAGTCTTATCTGTCTTACATCCTTTCTTAAGAAATCGTTATCCTCGATCGTATAAGCAACCTGCCTGAAGGTATCTAGGGCCATATTCCGGTTAGATGACATGCCGAGTACGTTCTTACTGCCCCAGAGATACATATGGCTTAGGATTAACATACGAGCTAGATGAGTCTTACCATTCTGACGAGCTACAAGGCAAAGCGCACTCTTCTTAAGCCATTTACCCGCTGCATCCACGGATAGTAGGTCATCAAGTACCCAGCGCTGCCAAGGAATGAGTGGCATGTTGATTTTCTCGGCTAGATCGGCTACCTCTTGCGCCTTACTAGCTGTCTTTAATAAAGGCGTGTGAATTCTAGGCTGAGTGCTACCGATCAGTTCTAGCCCCCTCTTGATAGGGATTACTTCCGCATCATTGGTGTTCAATTAGTAACCCTTCTGGGCGTATAAAAGGTGAGTCCGGAACGATCTGGACCGTACTAGGGAGAGATGAGGCAGG